TATAGCTTTAAATTTATTTAAATCTTGTTCGCTATATGCAAGTGGTTCTTCAGATGAAATAACTGTAATTCCAGGGATTGCTCTAATATCAGAGTATATTTCTTTTTGAGGACGTTCTTTAATGTCAGTAATTAAAGTACCTACCATTTTATATTTATCTTGGTATTCTTCGCTTATAGCTTTTTTTAGCTCTTCTTTTACTAACGTACGTAAACTATTATATTTCATTTGTGTGTATATGTTATAAATATAACAAAATCTAATTAGATAGCCAAGGAAAAATAAAAGCTCCACGTATTAAGTGAAGCTTTTAAATATATTTTAAAATTAATTTTAGTAATTTAATATACAGTAATCTGGTTGTACTGTTACTGTAATGTTAACTGCAGTTCCATCATCATCCCAGTTATAATCACCAAAACTTGCTTCAGTAATCATAGCTCCTTTAATTACCCATTCGTTTACAACATCACCTACAGGACCTAAACCGTTAAACGTAATATCTTTCTTATAGAAATCAGAATAACCATCTCTACCTGTTACTGATTCATGTCCTAAACGTACCCACTCCATTACTGTTTGTGAACCTGCAGGGGTAATTGCTTCGTACATTGTAAATTGAATAGTATTCCAAATTGTTTTACCTTTTACATAACGTTGAACATTAATATGGTTAAGTGCTACAGCGGTTTGAGATAAAGAAATAGCACCCATTCCTTTTACTAAGAATGAAGGTACGCCATCCATATAAAGGATAAACCTATTAGTCATTCTAGGTTCAAATGCTGTATAAAAAATTTCGTTTGGATTTAAAATTGCCATTTTATGTTTATTTTATTTTTGTTCTATTATAAATATCTAATTTTTTTACTTTTATGATGGAAACTCAGCTCCAGTTGGCATTAGAATGAAATCTACTGATATGAATTCTGCTGTTCTGGTTGGTTGGATATAAACTTGTCCAATCAATTGGTTTCTATCTATCACATCAGGGCCATTATTCGAGTCATCCATTACAACTTTAAAAGCATATAAACCTTGTTTTTGTTGTACTGTTTCTAAAAATGGGGTTACTCTAGCTAAAAAGCTATTTCTTGTTGTTGCTGTGTTTTGTTCAAATACTATAGTATCTGCAATTTGGCGGATATGATTTTTAAGATTAATTAACAGTCGTCTCACATTTACTCTATCTAATGCAGAAGCTTCTTTTTGTAATGTTTTTTGTCCAAATACTACAACTCCTTCTCTAGGTAGTGTTGCTAGTGGGTTAATATTCGCTTCATATAAAGTATCTCTATTGCCTTGAGTTAATTTAAATTTAGTACGTAATACATTTGATAAACCACCTCTATTAATACCTGCTGGTGCAAACCATGGGGCTGCTTTTTTATCATTATTAGCATACACTCCTGGAATTAAAGTTGAAGCAGGAATCCATACATATTTTCCTGTTCCTGGGTCTATTATACTTACCCATGGGAAATATGTTGCAGCATATGAAGTATCTCTACTTGATGCTTCAGCAATAGCTGTTGTAACTCCTGAGTCATAGTTAGTTAAATCATATACTAGAATAGCATCTCCTCTATCTTGAATGTTTGTAATAAGAGTAGAAATTGTAGATGAATGTGATTCATCTGTTAACCCAGGTACTGATAATACATTAAATTTATATGTTTCCCTATTTTTAAGTAATGTTATAGCATTTGTATAACTTTCAGCTACTAAACCTTGAGTATCTGTTCCGTTGATTTTATCGTAATAATTCTCACCACCTTTAATTGCACCTGTAGCTACCCCAAATGTACCTGTTCCAACTTCAGGGATTGAACCTGTAAATTCATTTTTAGCTACACCATTATTATCAAAATAAAAAGGTGTTTGAGCATTTATTGATTTAACCCTTACATATCGTGAAGCGTTAGGATAATTTCCTGTTATTTCAAGTTGTTCATTAGTAGCACTATAAGACAGTTTTTGGTCACCTACTACTTTAAGAAGATATCTTTCAGAATAAGGATCAAGACTAACATTGTTATATGTTTCAAGAACTTGTTTTTTATTAGTTCTATCATCTCCTTGTCTAATTAAAAGAGTAAATGTACCTGAAGAGGTATTAGATGTAGCAATTTCCCATCTTACATTATCTTTTGATCCTGAAGGTAAATCTCCAGCAGCACCTTCTGTAGAAGTACTATTCATAATAGTACCTTCTGAGATTGTTTCTAAAACAAAAGCATCAGTTACAGCTTCAGCCCCAATAATAGAAGAAGTAGCAGAAGTATAATCTGCTGAGGAACTTACTACACGTGTAACAAGTAAAGATTCTCCACCATTTTGGAAATAGCTATATGCTGAGATTGAAGTAAGGTAAGAGTAAGTATCACTACCACTTGTAAAAGTATCTCCAAACCTATTTACATAGTCAGAGTAAGAAGTAATTAATGTAGGTACTTCTATAGGACCTTTAACTGAAGGGCCTATAATTGCTGCTCCGGCTTGAACTGGTTGACCTACTAAAAATGTATTGTCTATTTCATTTAATGTTACTCCAGGGGAAACTGTAAAATTTGCCATTTTTTATTTTTTATTATAAATATTAATCTTTTTTTTAAAATATTATATTATGTAGGAAAAGTTGCACCTGTTGGTAATACATTAAAATCTAATATAATAAATTCTGCTGATTTAACAGGTTGCAAAAATATTTGACCTATTAATTGGTTGTTATCTATAGTAGTAGGAGTATTATTTGTTTCATCCATTACTACTTTAAAATCAGATAAACCCTCTCTGTTTTGAACTGAGGATAAGTAGGGGTTGACTTGGGATAAAAATACACTTCTTGTAGATGTTGTATTTTGTTCAAACACAAAAGTATCCGCTACTTGAGAAATAAACCTTTTTAGTTCAATAAGCAAACGTCGTACATTTACACGATCTAAAGCACTTTTTCTTTTTTGAAGTGTTTTTTGCCCAAATACTGTTATTCCTGTATTAGGGAAACTTACTATACCATTTATTTTATTTTGGTATAACGTATCTCTATTTCCTTGAGTAAGGTTCCTTTCAGCTCTAATTGTAGTAGACATAACCCCTCTATTAATACCTGCTGGTGCAAACCAAGGTTCAGCAACAGAATCATTAAAAGCATAAACACTTGGAATCATAGTTGAAGCCGGTACCCACACTTGTCTTGAAGTATCAGGATCAATAGTTTTTACCCACGGCCAGTAAGAAGCAGCGTATGAAGTATCATAAGTAGTAGCTTGAGTTGTTACTGTATTTATATTAGCTCCATATCTTACTAAATCAATTACAGTCATTGAATCTCCTCTAGTTTGTACTGTGTTGATTACTTGAGTTATAGAAGAAATATGATTTGAAAAATCTGAAACTAGACCGGGTATAGTAATAAGATTATATTGGTAAGCATTTTTATTTGCTAATAAAGAAATTGAGTCTGTATAGTCACTAGCTTGAAGACCTTGGATATTACTATTAGATATATTTTCATAATACATCCCTTTATCACTTGAAATATTGCTACCTACAGCTGATCCAAAAGCACCACTAGAAGTTGTAGGTAAAGAACCTGTGAATTGTGGTTTTGGGTCACCAGTATTATCAAAATATTTAGGAGTAGTTACATTTACTTTTTTTACTCTAATGTATCTTGATTTATTAGGATAATTTCCTTGTACATCTACAAAATATTCTCCATTATCACTTGAAACTACTTGGGTTTGATTTCCTATGATTTTTTCAACATAATTGGATGAATAAGGATCTAGTGATAGATTACTCCAAGTTTCTAAAGTTGTTGGAGAAAGAGTAGTATCGTCTCCTCTTCTAACTACTAATTCAAATGTACCCTCAACTATGTTTTGATTAGTAATTTGCCATCTAACATTATCGTCAGACCCACTAAGTAAAGAACCATTAGCATATAAAGTTCCATCACTATTCATAATTTCACCTTCAGTAAGTGTTTCTAACACTAACATTTCAGTATTAGTTCCACCACTAAAACCATAATTAACACTACCCGAAGTAAAATAAGAATTATTTCCTGTGATACCGTTTTGACCTATATTAGTTAGTACTAAATTAGGGCTTGCGGCAGAAGAGGAAATACTTAATAAAGAAGCACTATAAGGAGCTAACGAACTACTAAAATTAAATGCTTCTGAAGAGGAAAATGCATAATCTGCAAGTGTACTAGCATTAAATGAACTGGTATTTATAGTAATTTGTGTTGAAGTATTAGCAAAATCCGATCCTGTGTAAAAGAATGTAATACCATTTATACCATACGATTCTGAACCAGATATAGATTGGGCTAAAGATGCAGAAACAAAAGTTAAATTAACATTAGCTGTTGCTTGAGTATCTGCTACTGATGTAGGTATACGTGAAGAGGTTGCTGGGGTAAAAGAGCCACTTGTTACACGTGTAACTAACAAAGAAGTACCTCCATTTAAAAAATAATTATATGCAGAAATAGAGGTAAAATATGTAAAGCTTTGACTACCACTTTCAAAAGTAGTACCAAATTTATTTGAATAATCACTATAAGTAGTGCATACTGTAGGGATACCAACTTTTCCTTTTACTGTTGGGCCTATTATAGCTGCACCTGCTTGGATTGGTTGTTCTGTTATAAATGAATTATCATTTTCAATAGCTAATACGCCAGGTGATACAATAGTTTCTGCCATTTTATTAAGAGGTTATTTTGTTATAAATATATCACATTTTAAGACAAATTAACTTATTATAGTAATTTCACCTGTTTCTGGGTCGACTTGGGATTTACCATATTTTTTATAGATTGAATCTGTAAGTTGTTGTTCTTTATTTGATAATTCTTCTAAAAAATCTTTTGCAATTTTATGTTTTTTTTCGGTTTGTAACTTTACCATTTCTATTTCACCTAATTCTAAAACAAGTGATTGAGTTTGGGTTTGAATTTCTTTTAGTGTTTTTAATTCTTCTTCAGTTAAAAACTTTTTTTCTTCTTTATTCGTAACAATTGACATAATTTATTTTATTTATTTTATTTATTTAAGGTTCTAATGATCCAGTATCTGTCCAGAAAGAACT